TAAAATATACAGGAATAACAGATACTGAATATCTTGGATATTATGTGACAAAAGTCTGTTATTATGAACCTTGGAATGAATATGTTCATAGAACATGTACACGTGAAGTATATGATGGTACAGACAGTGATGGAAATGCAAAATATCATACAGAAACATATGATTGTTCTTATGTGGATTATCACCCGGCAGAATGGACAATGATTAATAATGTTAATCATGAAACATATATTTCAGAAGATTTATATAATTATATTTGTCAACGATTCGGAACACCAAAGAGATTTATAGATATGCATCGTCATTATTATACTATTGACGGTGACAAATATGAATGTCATTTTAATGGTGATAGAAATCGAATGTATACATTGACAGATTCTCATTATTATAAAAATAAAATATTAAAAAGCAAATCTATTTTTAATTATTCTGAAGTTTCAGATCAAGATAAAAAAGACTATAGATTATTTGATTATCCGGATTTTTCATATAAGAATGATCAATGTCCAATAATGTCTGAAGTTTATGTTCCAAAATATGTTATTGATTCATTTAAATATGTTAATGCATATTATGGCGGAAAATATCAATTCAGAACATATGTAATGATTTGGAAAGATGCACCGATAGAGACATCGACATATCAAGAAGATTACTTTGTCGGTGGAAATAAAAATGAATTATGTATTTGTATTTCAGTAAATGGTGCGAATCAAATTCAATGGGTACGAGCTTTTTCATGGGAAGACAAGCCGGATCTTGAAGTTGAAATTGACCATCTTTGGGAATATGGCGCAGATTTAGATTTAATGAAATTGAATAGATATTTAATTCAAAATGTTCCAAAGAAATGGCATAGAAAAGCATTTGCAGATTTTGAATATATTAATGTAATGCTTGATACCTGGCAATGGATCATAATTTTGATTTTGACAATTATTTATAATATTGGAATATCTATTTATATTATTAAAAATGGCTACACTGAAGATAACCCAGATGGGTTGACAAGAAGATATTATTATTAAACATTGTTTTAATTGTGAAATAAAATATAAAAATAAAAATTTTGAATATGAATATTTTAGTGACAGGTTGTAACGGCCAATTAGGAAATTGTATCAGAGAATATCACCGTGCAGAAATGCCAGTTGATTTTGTTGTAAATAATAAATTTATTTTTACTGATATCAATATCGAAGGCAATGTTAATACAGATACTATACGATTTACAAAACTTGATATTACTAATTATGATGATATATTGACATTATTGAAAGAAGAGAATGTTAATATGATTATTAATTGTGCTGCATATACAAATGTTGACAAAGCCGAAGACGAATCGAATATTGCATATATAGTTAATACAGCCGCAGTTGATGATTTGGCTAGAGCCGCAGCAGAAGTTGGTGCTAAAATGATTCATATTTCAACAGATTATGTTTTTGACGGTAAAGGATATAAACCATATACTGAAAATAATATAACCAATCCTATTAATATATATGGGCAAACAAAATGCGCAGGTGAAAATAGGTTATTTGAACTATTGGGTGATAATGGCCTTGTAATTAGAACTGCATGGTTATATTCTAATTATGGAAAGAATTTTGTCAAAACAATGATTAAACTTTGTGAAGAGCGAGATGAATTAAATGTAGTTTTTGACCAAGTTGGAACCCCGACTTTTGCGGATGATTTAGCAGAAGTTATTTGTAAAATTATAATGTCTGATAAATGGGTAGGAGGTATTTATCATTATACAAATGAAGGAATTTGTTCCTGGTATGATTTTGCTGTTGCGATAATGGATTTATATGATTTAGATTGTAAAGTGTATCCTGTGCATTCTAAAGATTACCAGACAAAGGCTGAGAGACCACATTATAGTGTTTTAGATAAAACAAAGATTAAAGAAACATATGGAATTGAAATTCCATATTGGAGAGATTCTTTAAAGAAATGTTTAGGTATGAATTTTATTGATTAAAACTTTAGTAATTTCTTTAATAAAATATATATGAAAGAAATATCTAAAGAAAAAATAGAAAAACAAGTTCAAGAATGGGTTAATGATAATTTAATATTATTTTCATTCAGAGAATACCAATTTGAATATATAGTTAATACTATATATTCTCTTTTAACTAATAATCATGTTAATATTATTGAGGCACCGACTGGATCAGGAAAATCTATAATGGTTCTCATTATGGCCGGTGTTTTATATGATTATTATGAAAAATCTTCATATATTCTTTGTTCGGATTTATATTTATGGGAACAATATTCTAAAGCTATTGACAAATATAATTTAAAAAGATTTGGGAGAATAAAAGGAATGCGCGGTAATTATATTTGTGAAGAAAATGATGATGATATAGTTGTCGCACCATGTCGCCTTGCAATGATTCCGTTTACAAGTTTGGCCAATAAAGAATGGGCAATAAAAAATGAATGGTATTGCGCAGCCGGATGTAAATATGTTCATGAAAGAATTCGTGCAATAAATTCAGGAGTCACTTTAATGACATATCAATTATGGTTTGAATATATGATGATATGTAACGGAACATACAGTTCCGATTCACCGTTTAAAGAAAGACAAATTATATTTTGTGATGAGTGTCATAAAGTGCCTTCATTATGTCAAGAAGCCAGAGCAATTTATATTGATTTGCATAATATGATTAATGATGCAAATGAAATATTAACATTTTGTAAAGAAACAGATTTTAAACTTGATCATTTTGAATTTATGCGGGATGTTAATATTAATAAATTTTTAACAGATTTTGAAATATCAATCAGAAAATTATTAAATACACCGAAATCTGAACAAGAATCAATTTGTTATGCACTTGCGGAATATCAATCATTTGTTTCATTATATCCTGTTCAATGTTATAAAGCATTAAAAACATTATATGAAGAACTTGCAAAAAATAATCAGGATCAAAAACCGAGATTATCAAGAAAAGAGTTTAAAATATATACACTTGCCAAGAAAATGGATGCACATATGTGTGATATTGACAAATATTTTAAAATGGTCCGTTTGATGACAGATGAATATAAAAAAGAACCAAATCATATTGATGACCCGAATCACCCATATGGTGCAAGATATATTGTTAAAACCGATAATAAAATATTAAATGAAGTAACTAATAAATTAGAGTGGCCTGATAATCCTGCAATAACACTAAAATTTGCTAAAGAAGATTATTTAGTTTATGATACTTTATTAACACCGTCACCGTATGTTGTTATGCTATCTGCGACAATTGGCGGACATAGTGCATTTGATGATAATATCGGAATAAAATATACAGAAGATAAAAAATCAATAATGTTCAGAATTCCATCAACATTTGATTTTTCTAAATCACCTATATATTATATTCATGGACATAAGATGTCAAGAGAATTTATTAATGAAAGTTTTACTATAAATGCAGGAATTATAAATAAAATTTTGAAATCACCGAAGCATGCAAATGAAAAAGGAATTATTCATACAGGTTCTTATAAAAATGCATGGGATTTAAAGAAAATGCTAGACGAAGATGTTCAAGACAGAATTTTTATTTATAGTGATTCAAAAGAAAAACAAGATATATTGAAAAAATTTGCAAAATCTAAGAATGGTGTTTTGATTGGGCCGACATTGACTGAAGGAATTGATTTGCCTGATGATGGTTGCAGATTTATTATTATATTGAAAGTTCCATATCCGTATCTTGGTGATGAATTAGTCAAAGCAAAAGTTTCATTATTCCCTAAATGGTATAATTCAGAAACGTCAAATGCTATTATTCAAGGAGTTGGACGCGGAAACAGACATCCGAATGACTGGTCAACAACATATATATTAGATGGAAGTTTTGCTAAATTATATGGAGAAACCAGAGAACAATATGCACCCGAATTTAGGGAACGAATTAAACTGTTAAATAATTAAAAAGACTTCTAAATTTAGAAGTCTTTAATATTTTTTCGCAGCCCTTTTTCAATTGCTGCCATTATACTTTCGTATAATTGTCGATTATTGTTATGTAAAAAAGATTCATTTAGTTTTTCAACTTCTTTTACGTCCATCATCGCAACCTTATTGATAATATCTTCGAGAATCTACTATGAAAAATACGGATAATTTTTAGAAACAATATCATCATTCCTCCATAAAAATGATTCTTTTTCTTTATTTGGTTTTTTAATTACGCCAGTCATATAAATAATATTTTCTAATAAAAATGTTTTTTCATGTAATTCAGATTTTTTCAAATTTTCTAATTCCTACACAAACTCTCTTTCTTCATCCATCATATCAGCTATTTCATCTTTTATTTCCTTTGCTACACGGGTATTAGAATAATTGTATCTTAAAAAATTCATTAAATCTTTATCCAAATATTCTATTTTTCCATTCGCATCAATAAAAAACCAGTTAGATGACAGCCCTTTAATTTTTGGATTTAAAATTTGTCTAATAGCTAATTTATCAGGGTCAACTATACTTTTATAAATTCCGGTATCTTCATATGGATCAGTATAAACATTACCTCCATTGCCTCGTGCTGCTGGATGCAAAGATGTTCCTCCATATACTGGATTTTTATGCCAATCTGTATCATCATAATCAATTTCATTTTTTCCAAATCCATATTTATTACGCAATTTTGACATTGCATCAGACTGACCTGCATAGAATTTTTCAAAATGTTCTGGATCACGCCAATTTACTGTATATTTGCCAATTTTAACAATATGACATTCACCTGTTAAATCTAATGGAGCTGTTTTTCTTTTTCCCATTAGTGCATCTATATATTTTGGAGAATCTTTAAATGACTGCAATTGAGATTTAAATATTGGAGATGAACCTAATCCCTTGCCATTTAAATATTGAGCAAGTTGTTCATCATTTGCTTGGTTTATTAATTTCTTAGTGTCTGGCCCAAATGCAATAGCATGATCATTAAAATACCCAAATGAAACAAATGTGCCATTGGGTATTTTATTCATTTGAAAAAAGTCAAAAGGATTGCTTCCTATTCTACGTATTTTTAACGCTTCATTTAGATTAATCATAAAAATATTATAAACTTTTTTATATTTATTTTTATAATTTTTAAAAATATTATTTTTATTATGAAAACATTAAAGGAAGCTAAAATAGAAAGATTTGGACATCAAGATAGATATAAACGTATATCAACTTATTATCAAATAACATATATTTGGGAATATAAGTTTTTAGGAATGACATTTCAAAAGGAAGATAAAGTTCCAATATTATTTGAAAATGAAGCTGACGCAACAGACTTTATCGAATGCGGATGTGATGTTGAAATGGAGGTTGGTGAGAGTTTGGCTAGAACACCGCTTTATATTTTCCATGCATATAAAATAGATGATCCGGATAAAAAATATAAAATACGGGTGAATGGTCCGATAGATGGTTACGAATCTTTATTTGTAGTTAAGGGATATGAACAAGAAAAAACCTGGGTTTCTTCAAGTGGCGGAAAAATAAGTGAGCTTTTTAATAGACTAAAACAACATGAAGATTGGATGGCACAGCAAAATGAAAAAGAAAGAAAAGATAAAGAATATGTTAATAGTTTATATGAGGTAAAAACCTATAAAATTGAAAAAATTTAACTTCTATTTTTTAGTTTGAATGAAAAGATGTATTTTTACATCAAATTAAAAAATATTAAACTTAAAATTTTTATTAGTTATGGGGGCACATAAATCTTTATTTGTTTATCAAGGTGAAGAACCACGTGAAATGACCAAATCTGAGTATAAAAAGTATGTAGAACATCGAAAAAATTGCAAAGAAGTTTTTGATGCTCTTAAAAATTCTGGGTTTTTTGATGGGGCAATCTGTAGTGAAAAATCTTTTTTCTTTGAAGACTGGACTAAAGTATCATATTTAGATATTTTAGTTGAAAGAGCTAAAGAGATTCAATGGGAAATTGGACAACGCTCTGATTATATTCGTCGTGATATGGTTAAAGAAGTTCAAAAAACAACATCAAAACAAATTTCTAAAAAACTGTTTTTAGATTTAGTAAATTGGATGAGAGACCAAAAAGCCGGTGACTCCCAAGATTTTGAAATTGTTGAAAATAAGCTTGATAAAGAATATACTACTCATTTATATCAACAAAGTCTTAAAAATATTCTTTATAAAAACTTTGCTAAATATGGAACTATTAAAGTTCCTAAATTAGAAGATGTTGAAATTCAAAAAATTCCAAATATTACTCTGGTTGATGATCCAAAATTTGCAAAAATTATTAAGAAATGTGCAGATCTTAGATATGAAATAGATTATGAATTGTATCCTCAATACAAAAAATTGGCAATGGCGGCCGAGCATCTTTCGCATGGAGATTTAACTTATGAAAGATTTAAAACAATTGTAAACTATAATTATTATTGTTGGACCAACTCTTTAGATGATCCTTGGGAAGCTCAATTTAATAAATATACTTATATACAATTAATTATGGATTTTATGGAACCATATAAATTGTGTGAAAAATATGGATATGGGGATTTCTTTAAAGAAGTGAAAGAACATATTATTAATGAGTATCTTAAAGAACAAAAAGCTAAAAAAGAAAAATATAAAGTAGAAATGTTAGATTTGAATTTTAAAGAACCAGAAGAATCTGAAGAATCTTCTGGTCAAAAAGAAGCTTCTATTTTTTAATTTAAGAAAAAGTATTAATTTTGAATCGTAATTAAAAATAATATTAACTTTTAAAATTAACAAAATTATGAAAAATGATTTTATTGATGTAACTGGAATTGAATTCCAAGGAAAATTTGGTGATGATACTTGTAAAGGTATTGAGAAACCCGGTAAATATATTATTCGAGTAATTGATTATAAATGGGGTGAAAAATGCAATAAAGATTCAGTATTTGGGTCTATTGTCAAAAAGATGGATTCTCTTGAATATGGAACACCAGAGTATAAAAAAGTTGAAGCTGAATACAATAAATTATTTGATGAGAAATTTGGTGTAGACAGTGATGCATGGCTTCCAAAAGAAGTTGAGATTATTGAAATTTATCAAAAAGAAGGACAAGGTGCTGAGTTGATCCACACAGCTAATAAAAAATGGTATTATTATAATGGAAATCATCGATGCTTCAAACCACTTTATTCATATGAAGTTAAAGAATTTATCGAATATTCTAATTTACAAGTAATAAAATAACAATAAAATTCAAATAATGGCAAGGTTTTTCTACTTTGCCATTATTTGGTAATAAATAATAAAAATTATTTAAATATGCTAAGAAATTTAGAAGTTGGTGATAAAGTTACAGTTCAACCATTTGTTGGTGAACCATATACTGGAAAAATTACTAAAATTGGAACAGCTATTATTTATGTAGAATTATTGAAAATAGGATCCAAACCATTAGTAATACCAAGAACAATGAGATTTAGTAAAAATACTTTTATGGGATTAGGAAAAGATCATATGTATGATATTGCTGATGTAATGTTTGGAGAACATGAAAAATATAGTGAATGAAATAAACTTTTTTCAAAAATAAACTATAATAAATAATAAGAGAAATAAATAATTAAAATTATGGGAACTGATTAAAAAATTTAACTTCTATTTTTTAGTTTGAATAAAAAGATGTAATTTTGCATCGAAATTAAAAAATAAAATTTTTGAAACAAAATAAATAAATAAAATATAATAATTAAAATAACAATTTAAATAACTATAAAACAATGATGAAGAGCTTTAAACATATGAGTAGTTTTGCATTTAGCAGCCTTAAAAAGGTAGCTAGCTGTAAATGGTTTGTGCTCGGAGGAGTTGAGATATAGTGATTTAAAGAACATACATTTTTTAAGGATTATACATTTTTAAGGATTAGACATTTTTTAAAGTTCTTTAATCACATAGATTAAGGAACTTTTAATTTTTTAATAGCCGTGTAGTTCAGTTGATAGAATGTTGCTCTCCAAAAGCAAGGGTCGGAGGTTTAAGTCCTTCCGCGGCTGCAAAATAAGATCTTTGAAATAATGCGTTCGTAGCTCAGTTGGCTTAGAGCATCTGACTTTCTAGTGATGAGAACACTAAAAAATCTCAGAGTTCATTATGGAAAGTATGCAAGTTCGATTCTTGCATGAACTCCTAATCAGAGGGTCGCGGATTCGAGTTCCGCCGGACGCACAAAATTAAATATAAAGGACCGTAGCGTAGTTGATTTAGCGCATTTCTTTTACAAGGAAAAGGTCGTGGGTTTAAGTCCCACCAGTCCTACAAAATAAAATTTGATCATTGAAATAATTAAATATGGGCCGGTAGCTCAAATGGTAGAGCACTTCCCCGAAGAGGAAGGTGTAGGCGGATCGTTACCGTCCCGGCCCACGAATTACATGCCCAAATATCCGAATGGTTAGGAGCGATTCTGCAAAAATCGTAATATGCGGGTTCGAGTCCCGCTTTGGGCTCAAAAATAAAAATTTTTCATTTTAGTTTGAAATAAATATAATATAAAATAACTCGAACTAAAATGAAAGAATCTAAAAAATATCATTATTTTTATAAAATAACTAATCTTTTAAATAATCATTTTTATTATGGTGTTCATAACACAAATAATATAGAAGACGGTTATATGGGTTCAGGAAAAAGATTACATTATGCATATAAAAAATATGGAATTGAAAATTTTGAAAAAGAAATTTTAAAATATTTTAATACAGCGGCAGACGCATTTAAATATGAAGCTGATTATATAACAGAAGAATTAGTTAAAGACCCAAATTGTTATAATATTTAGTTAGGCGGTGAGGGTTTTAATACATCTAATTTAGTTATTGTTAAAAATAAAGATGGAAAATGCTTTTTAGTGCATCATGAAGATCCAAGATATTTAAATGGTGAATTAGTTGGTGTAAATAAAAATATGCGAACAGTTTACGATACAATATAGAAAATATATATATAGATACCAGTTAATGAAATATTTGATAAAAATAGATATAAATTTTGGGGGTCTGATGTAGTAGTATGCAAAAAAATTGGGGATAAAAAATATACACAGGTTCCTTTAAGTGAATATGATCCAAGTATATATGAAACACCAGGAACAAATAAAATATCTGTTAAAGATAAAAATGGCAATTTTTATAGTGTTTTCAAAGATGATCCAAGATATTTAAATGGTGAATTAGTACCTATTTGGAAAGGTAGACATCATAAAGAAGAAACTAAACAAAAATAGCATGAAACATATCTAAAAACGCATCATTAGCAAGGTGAAAAAAATTCGCAATATGGAACATGTTGGATTCATAATGATAGTGAATCTATAAAGATAAAGAAAGAACAATTAGAAGAATATATTTCTAATGGTTGGATAAAAGGAAGAAAAATGAAATTTTAATTTATTGGAGAGAGCAACTGTCAAAGAGACGGGGCTGACTGCTAATCAGATCGCACCTTCGGGTGTCGGAGGCGGAATCCGGCCTCTCCGCATAAATATATCCCAGTGCTGGAATTTGGGTAGACAGGCCAGATTAAGGATCTGGTGTCGCAAGACGTGAGGGTTCGAGTCCCTCCTGGGGTACAATAAATATTTAAATGTAATTAACTTTTATGAACATTGAATATACAGTTAAAGAAGAAATAACAGATTTCGGGAAAGTTTGGTATTTTACAGATGAAGAAAATATATCAAGATTTGCTCTTTATATGTATAATGATGAACCTCAAAATTTTTATCTGTCTAATGTATATGTAGATATTAAATATAGACAATCTGGAAGAGGAAATTATATTTTAGAAAAAGCAACCGAAATTGCTAAAAAACACAATGCCGAAAATTTAATGTTAAAAGTTCTTGATAATTCTTTTATGCATGAATGGTATGAACGACATGGGTTTAAAGATTTAATATATGATGAAGAAGAAACTGAATATATTTGGATGATTAAAGAACTTAAATAGAGGCTAAAATAAAGCTTCTATTTTTTATTTTGAATTATTTTTGTTAATTTTGCATTGTAATTAAAATAATAAAGATATGGAAACGGTTTTAGTTGAAATCTTGATTGGTCTTCCTGGATCTGGAAAGACATATTATGCAAAGGAACAAGGAGTGCATCCTGATGTTTGTTTTGCTGATCGTAGTAAAGAAAAGGCTATGTATATTTGCACAGATAAAGAATATTGTGCATCTCGCCCAATTATGGATATTATACATGGACATGAGTTTGGGCGTTGGATCATGTGTCATAATTGTAATTGGAATCATTGGATTATTGACGGATTGTTTTTGACTAATGATGTTCAACACAAAGTTGTTGAAGCGCTAAACTGTGAAATTGCCAAATATGCAGATGATATAAAGTTAAAAATCAGATTTATATATTTCAAGGAAGATCGTGAAGCATGTTTGCATAATGATCAGGCACGTAATCGTAATAAGCTTGCAAATATTACTATTGAACATGCAGAATATGAAAAGCCGAATATTGAGGTCTTGCAAAAAGATTTCCCTAAATTTGAATTTGAGCTAATTGAAAAAGAAGTTCACAAAATGAATATTTTTGAATCTAAGTTTTTAGCAAAGGCAAGTTGGTATAATGATCAAGAACTTCGAAGTGATACTTGGTGTCTTGGTGGAACATGGGGAAACTGTTGGGGAGATGGCGGTAAGGTTAGTGCAGATGAGCAACCTACTGACTTTACGGAATTTGATGATCTTTTAATGGAGATATGTCCGAATATTACATTATTGCAATATAAGAAATTATATAATTCATTAGTTTCGATAGAAACCAAAGAGGAATATGATTATTATGGTGGTTCTACTGAAAATGCATATTATAAGTGTAATTTAAAAGATCTATATAATATGATGGTTGAAATGGGTTTAATTAATGAAAATGAATGATTGATTATTATGGAAAATCCTTGTATAAATTGTTCAGAAGCAGAAAAGAAAAGGCCAAGATGTAAATCTTTAAAATGTCCTATGTATTTTGAATATTTAGAAGAAGATAAGAAAATGGATAAATTGCTGTCATCTATTAAAACTTTTGCCAAAAATAATATGTGTGCATCATGTTTTTCTGATGTAGAAAAATTTGTTGATGTTATGGAAGATATTATTGATGGCGGAGAAAATATATTTTTAAAAGATTGTATTGATGAATTATATTTTTATGGTTTAACTATTGACGAAGAAATGCTAGATTTTTTATTACGAAAGGAAGCAGAAGCATGGCTTAAAGATTATTATAAGCATCGAAAGGATTATGATCCTGAAGAAATAAATGATGAATTATGATAAATAATAAAAAATTTAACAAAAATGTTAGTATCACAGTTTAAGAAAATATTGAGTAAACACCCAGAAGAAAATTGGACATTTGAATTTAGGAAATCTGAACATACGCCAGAAACGTCTGATGGAAAACAACAAGGATGGACTAGTATTGTTGAACTTTCTTTAGTTGATACTATTCGTAGACATGATGATATTTCTGGGCATAAAGTTGTACAATATATTTTAATGGAAAACCCATATGATAATGAAATATCTGGAAATATGCAATATATACTTGATACCTTTGTAAAGGATCTGTCAGATGATGATATTATCGAATTTGTATTAGAAATTGAAGACACTACTGGACATATTGATCATATTGATTTGGAACTTAGTGAAGGTGATACTGGATGGGCAGACAGATTTACTATTTTGGATCTTGATGAAGTTGATCAGTATGGTGTATCAACTAATTTAAATGATGTAGCTAAACAGATTTGGAATGAAAATAATTTAGAAGATCATTTATATTGGCATGAAGAAATGTGGACATCTGAATTTAATCCCGCATTGGGAACGGTTGAACATAACGGTTGGGAATTTTGGACAAATGAAAATTCAGATGATGTTCATTTTAGAAGTCCTAATGGAATTGAAGGTGAATTTGTTGGTTAAACAAATTTATTTTTAATATAATATATAAAAAATAGAGGCTAAAAATAAAGCTTCTATTTTTTTATTTGAATTATTTTTATTAATTTTGTATTGAAATTAAAAAATAATAGAGTTATGAGAATTTATACAGTTTCAAATGGACAAGACTATTGTGAAGAATTCTATAGTCTTCCAGCAGCCAAAAAGGCAATGAAAGAACACAATGCCAAAGGTTTTATTACTGTAGTTAGAAGCAATGGCGATTGGGAACCTATGGGAGAAATAAAGCTCAAAGGAAGCAATGCATTAATGCTTGCAGGAGCAACAAAACAAACAACATGTAATTATAATTAAAAATAATAAAATCAAAAATATACAAATATGAGAACATATTATGTAACTGTTTGGTTCGATGGTAATTATATAGCGCCATATCTTATTGATTTAACTGAATCAGAAAAAGCAAATGTAATAACATTTAAAGAAAAACTTAATCTAAAAAATTGGCCATCAGCAGTAATAATTGCTTGGTCATTAATAGAAAAATTTTAAATATTACAATTATGACATTAGATGAAAGACTCGCTGCAAGAGAACAGCACCATAAAGAAGATCAGCAATTTCGTGAAAATCTTATTGAAGAGATTGCAAATGAATATGATTTCGGCCGTGCAATAGCTAAAGTATGTGTTGATAAAGGATGGGAAGACGGACATGCATATGGTTATAATGAAGTTCGAACACAATCTGAAATTGCCGCCGATTTTGTAGAAAAAATTCTTGCAATTATTGGACCAGCATAATTATGAAACTGAATATTAAACATATTAAATTCTTTTCATTCTGTATGGCCAAAAAACTTGGCTATATTGGTGAAGAAACTTTAGAAGGGTTGAAACAATTCCTTTCAGCTAATTATAATATTATATGGGTTAATAGTTCAGAAAAGCTTAAACAATATAAAGCCAAGTATGGAGCAACATTTAAATCCGATCCATCTAAAGTCACGGTATATAGTATATATGCTAAAAATGAGTGGTATTTGGTAGAAACAGTTTTATATAAAATTAAATCTGGAGATTGGAAATTAGAAATTATTAATTAAAAATTATGAAGGTATATTATCCATATAAACGATGTGAATTTAATGACGAACTAGGCAAATATGAAGAGCCTGGAAAATATGTCGTGACTGATTTTGAT